CGCGCCATTGGCTTTCGCTACATATTGATTTGTTTGGCTGGATTGAAGCCGGTTTAGCGATTGACAAAACGAAATAAATTGAAATAATTTATTTATCTTTGTTTCGTCTAAATTAGGCATCCGGTAGCACGGATTAACAAAGAGATTTAATGCGCCGTTTGGCGCGGGATACGGTTTCTCTTTTTCCGTAGCCAGCGTATGTGCTACCATACGCTGCCCGCACTAAACGGCGCTTTATTTTTTACGCATGAAACAAATACAACTAACACAAGGTAAGATTGCATTGATTGATGACGCTGATTTTGATTTAGTGTCTCAAAAAAAGTGGTGGGCCATTTCTTTTAACAATGGAAGCCTTTTTTATGCAGCATGCAAGATTTCCGGCAAAAGGGTAACAATGCACCGATTTTTGTTAGGGATAAGAGACAGGAACATTATTGTAGACCATGCGGACGGAAACGGACTAAACAATACAAGGAATAACTTAAGGACTTGCACAAACTCACAGAATGTGATGAACTCTAAAACGCCATTTACAAACACAAGTGGATACAGGTGTGTATCGTGGTGTAAGCCCGCAAAAAAGTGGATAGCCAAAATTAATATAAACAAAAAGGCGGTTTATCTTGGGTCTTTTGCCGACAAAAAAGATGCCGCCGCCGTATATAACGAGGCGGCTAAAATACACTATGGGGAATTTGCAAGATTAAACGATGTATAAATGACTGATACATATAAAACAAAGTGCATTCTCCGCTGCATGAATTGTTCTAATGTCATATCGTGTGACGACCAGACGATTACCGAATACACGCTTATTCTTAGGGCATTTGGGAAAGAACAGGGTGTTTGCCGACGTTGTTTTAACAGGAAAGATGTCAAGTATCGGTTGGGTAATTTTAAGGTTATTGAAACAAAAACAAAATGAGCATAAAAAAAGAAACAGCCAACCGCATGACGGCAAATATTATCCGGGCGATAAATATGCAACCTGGGTGCGTAGCGTACCGGGTGAATAATACTGGAATATGGGATGAGGCCAAACAGTTATTCCGAAAGGCTAACACCGAAAAAGGGTTGCCGGACATCTTCGCCGTGATACGGGGCCGTTTCGCAGGTATCGAAGTAAAGGCGGGCCGCGATAAGATTAGCCAGGAACAACTACACCGGAAATTTGAGATTGAACGCGCTAAAGGATTGTACTTTGAAGCAAGAAGTACGGATATGTTTTTGAATTGGTTAAGCGAAATATTAAAAAGTCCCGCGCCATGACACCAGAGCAAGAAAAACAGATCGAAAAATGGCAGTTAACATGTTCCACAATTGAGGGCTACGTAAATGACTGCCCCGACCTAACCGACATGGATTGGCTATTGAAGTGGTACGGCGAAGTACATACCCACCTAATCTACCTCGGAAACGAAAAGGCCGCAGCGGAAATAGCGTATAAGAAAAAATGCGCTTCCGACTTAAAATCTGACGTAATACCGGCAAACGCATGGGCTTATATTAAGGGGAGCAGCACAATGCTAAACCAATACCTTGCCGGAATTAACCCGGAATTATACGGCGTTTGGCAGCGATTAGACAATCTTGCGCGAAGCCTTGATATAATCCTTTCCGATATGCGGACACTTTTGGTAAGCCTTCGCCAAACAGAAAATCGGGATAATCAAACAGCGAAGGATCAAGGTCGTGATGAACGAAAGCCACAGCCAGCGCAAACGCAAAACGGGAAAGCAGATCACCGTTTCCCAACAGAGAAAAGATAATCATGGCAAGAATAACCGTCGCTTTCATGCGACAACTTGAACAGCAGTTGCAGCGGGAAGAAATCACTTATTCCCGTATGGTTGAATTGCTTAACGAAAAGGCAAAAGAGAAAACAAGCAAAAAGATAACCCGCACCGGCGGCACGGCAATGGTTGACCCCATCGGCGTTACGTAGCGGCGCATTCGCGGCAAAGGTTGTGCGTGATTTATGCCGCCGGTTGTGGGGTTTTGGACTATCTTTGCACCGCATTTCGTTTTGTTCCCGGCGCGTGAAACTAACCAGGCAAGGATGGGAAAGCGCGCCGGGTTTTTAAGATAAATTTCACCACAGTTGAGAGGGACCGCTACCGACGAAATGCCGGGGCGGTTTTTTATTTCAACTCCACCACAACGGCCCGCTTTTCGATAAGCCACTTTTTTACAGATTCGGCAGGCTTGCCTTTTGCCCACGAAAATATAGGGGCAGCGTCATTTATCACGCCGACAAGAATCGAAAAGCCAAAGCAGGCGTAGTGTATGTCACACCAATACCATTTTTCCATGTTTTATATTTTCCGGTAAAATTCGTACATTTGTAGCGCCGGGTATTAGTAGGCCCGGTTTTTGCAATATGGATAAGTTAATGTACATCGGTTTTGGCGTTGCCGCCTGTATTGTCGGTGTTTGGGGTTGGGTGATTTACACAAATTGGCAGCGCAAACGGAACGAAAACCCGGCAGACCGTGACGAAATTTAGGAAAACATCTGAAATACGCCTTAACCCGGCCAATCCGCGCATTATCCGGGATGAAAAGTACCGCGTATTGGTACGATCGGTTGCACAGTTTCCGAAGATGTTGGATAAGCGCGGCATTGTCGTTGATGGGTCAAAAATGATCCTGGGAGGTAATCAGCGTTGGCGGGCAATCCTGGATATTTTGAAAATGCCAGAATCCGAACTAACAGCCCTACTAAACGGAGATACCGAAACCTTTGCCCGTTGGGAGATATTGCGCGAAAAACAGGCTGTGCCGGAAAACTGGATCGTTGACGGTTCGGATATGACAGACGACGAAATCCGGCGCTTTATCATTGCTGATAATGTAGAGATGGGGGAGCACGATTGGGATATGCTGGCAAACCAATGGGATGCGGACGAGTTGTCGGATTGGGGCGTAGATGTGCCGTGGTTCGATACGCCGGATTACAGCGACAAAAACAAAGAGATCGACACGGATGCAATGACCGACGTAATGGTGTTGAGTTTCAAATTTCAGCCGGAACAATACTTTGAAGTAAAGGCCGCTTTGGAAGAAATCGCCGAAACGCCGGAAGCGGCACTTTTAACCCTGATCGAAAATGCAAGAACACAAGTTCCCGTATAAATGGAATTTGTCGGATGGATACCCGGCAAGAGGAATTGAGCCAAACGCCTGTAAAGTGTTTGGCACTTTCATTTGTGGCGGCGGTTCAACGATGGGGTACAAATTGGCCGGGTACGATCATTTGGGCGGTGTTGAAATTGATCCGAAAGTTGCCGACGTTTACCAGACAAACCACAAACCAAAACACCTTTACGTCGAAGATATACGGCTGTTCAATCAAAGGCAGGATTTTCCGCCGGAACTTTACGACCTGGATTTATTGGACGGCTCACCGCCCTGTTCAACGTTCAGTATGGCCGGAAGTCGGGAGGGTGCATGGGGCAAAAAAAAGGTATTCCGAGAAGGGCAGGCAAAGCAGACCCTTGACGATCTGGTGTTTGTTTATGTTGATACCATTGCGAAGTTGAAACCGAAAGTTTGCCTTTTGGAAAATGTGAAGGGTATAATTCAGGGGAACGCAAAATACTACTCAAAGCAGATTGTTGCAAGGATGCAAGCCGCCGGATACCGGGTGCAAGTGTTTTTGTTGAACGCTGCCAGTATGGGAGTTCCACAAAAGCGGGAGCGGGTGTTTTTTATCGGGCTAAGGAATGATATTAAACTGCCGGAACTGGTTTTAAGGTTTGATGAGAAGGCGGTTAGGTATTCAGAGATAGAAGATGTTTTAGATAAAACAGAAAATACAAAAAATACAAAAGGGTACCTTCTTTATGTCAAAACTAAGGAAGGGGATAGTTTTTCTAAGGAAGACCCGCGTGGCCAGTTTTTTGGTTACTCAAAAATTGGATTTAATAACATTCCAAATACCATTGTTAGTAATTCAGGCACGGCCCAGTGGCATCCTATATTTTTTAGGCAAATGAATAAAATAGAAGTTTGCCAAATCGGCACCTACCCCCTTGACTACAATTTCAAAAGCATTGAACCAAAGTACCTAATCGGTATGTCCGTGCCGCCGGTAATGACGGCGCAAATTGGGCACCAAATTTGGCTACAATGGTTGAGCAAAATAAAATACTGAAAACTACGAGCAAACTACGAGATGCCAGGAGGTAATAAGAACATAACAGGCGCAGACGGCAACACGTTTTCCAGCACCAACCAACCCCCCAACAGGGGCCGTAAAGCCCGTGTATTCTCCCAACTTGCAAAGGAATGGAAAGAGCGCGGAATTGAACAGGCAACGCCCGAGGCAGTGAAAGAGGCGTTTCAGTATGTGCTTGCATTGCACCTACTCGACGTAAAGGATATTTCCGGCAAAGTCGAAGATGAGACAAACGATATGCCGATGGTTGTCCGTTTGGCGGCAAAAGAGTTGTTAGGGAAAAAGTCGCTGGACATATTACGGGAGATGTTAGACCGGGCGCATGGCAAGTCACGGCAAAACGTAGACGTTACCATGCAAAACGTTACGGTAAATGATCGGGAGTTGACAGACGAACAATTAGACGCCATGCAGCAAATTCTAAATGGGGGCAACGCAGACGCTACCGGAAATAAGTAGGATTAGAGCAAGCCGGGCGCTTGCCGATCCAAAACTAATTGCCGGTATAATATCTGGCGGCGGCTACCCTGTTGCAATAAATGACGTTTATCTTCCTCACCTATACCGGCCAGAACGCATCCAAATCCGCTACGGCGGCAGTGCAAGCGGCAAAAGCGATGTAACGGCAACGGAACTTCTTTTGAAGGCTATGCGACAACCTTATTTCAGAGGGTTGTTTTGCCGGAAATACCAGGTCACGGTACGCGATAGCCAATTTGCCCTTTTTCAGGATTTAATACGGCGTTACAGGTTTGACCAGTTTTTTAAGGTCAACAAATCCGACATGGATATAACATGCCTGCTTAACGGAAATATCCTAATGTCGGGCGGGTTGGATGACGTGGATAAATTGAAGTCAATACCCGACCTTACAGACATTTGGATTGAGGAGCCGATAGACCGCCGGGGCAGCGTTACCGAAACAGACTTTACCGAATTGGACAGGCGTTTGAGGTGCAACAAAGCGAGCAATCACATTTACCTGACCTTTAACCCGGTTGCCAAAGAAAATTGGATACATCGCCTTTTCTTTGCCGGTAATGAGTTCGACGCTTTCGCCCTGAAAACAACTTACCGGGATAACCACTTCCTACCGAAAGAAACGCACGACCAATACGAAATACTGAAACGGACAAACCCGGATGAATACGCCATTTACGGCATGGGGGAATGGGGCAGCCTTGACGACATGGCGACGCGGCTATTTCGGGATGATTCAATTGAGGACTTATTTACCAACGGCACATTTTTACCGAAAAGCCCTACGCGATACCTAACCGCCGACGTTGCCTTTTCAGGGGTGGACCAATTCGTGATAATGGTATGGGAGGGCTGGAACGTGATCGACGTTCGTTTGCTGGCAAAAAGCGAGGGAGACGTAGTGGTAAGGCAAATACAAAACGTAGCGTCCGAATACGGCATACCTGGACAGCGGTGCGCCTTTGACGCCGGAGGGGTTGGTATCGGGCTTCGTGGGTTCCTTCGTTCCGCTATGCCGTTTGTAGGGGCAAACTCACCCCTCGAAGATAACGACGATAAAAGCGACCTACAAAAGAAGTTGATGCCCAAACCGGCGTTCCGAAACCTTCGGGCGCAGGCGTACCACTTCGCCGCGCAAAAGGTCAATGATTGTGAGGCCGGTTTTTCAACAAAAAGCGTACATTTGCAAAGCGTACTTGCACAGGAATTGCGGGCAATCCGGCGAAAAGACCTACCGGACGGGGGCAAGTACCAGATAATTGCCAAAGAAGAAATTAAAGACCGCATCGGGCGAAGCCCTGACTTAGCAGACTGTTTTTCGATGCGGGCAATATTTGACCTACCACAACAAAAACAACGCCGCGCCCGTCAAATGCGGGCCGGGTAAAACAGATAAGATGCAACGAATAGGACTATTTTTCGACCTAATTAGGACGGGCTTGTTTCTTTTGATTATGTCTGTGTTTGCCCTATTCTTTCCTTCCTTTGTGGCAAATATGTTTTGCCAATCAATGAAGAAACTTTCACAAGATCAGGAAATAAAAGACCTGATTTCAAAAATAGAAGATTAATGGCACCAACAAAAGAAGAAGCCCTCGAACACATTGCACAGGTATACGACTATGCAATCGGATTAAGCGGCGGGCCGAGTCACCCCTTGTCGCGGGAATTAGCCGTGTGGATGCAACGGCATTGGGCAACGGCAGGCGTCAACGCCGCAAACGAAAAGCGGCGGGCAAAGAATATCGCATCGAAGCAGCCGACACCCGCGCCGGTAACCGAAAGCAGCCTGCGCAAATTTTTACACCCTAAATCCCCCGAAGCCAAATTGGGGGAGAAGTTAGCCCCAAAGCCCAACGCCGTGGAAACGTCGCTCCCCCTGGAAGAAGTGCAAGAACACCAAGCGCCCCGGCAACGGCGAGAAAAGCCAAAAGGGCTAAGTCATGTTGTGGGGGTTGATGCGGACACGGCAGCGGCGGTGTTGCAAGACTTTTCAAATATGGCAAAATCGGTCATGGCCCCAATTTCAGATAGCGACCTCGAAACTATCACGGTTATGAAGCCACGCGCAATCCTGGAAATGTTCGGCGAAGGCCGTATTACGTCGGCGCTTACAGCCCTGGGAGTAACCGAAGATGAAATGCCCGACAGCGGCGCACAAAAGGCGGCAATGTTGAAACAGCGTAAGAAATGACCGACGTACGCGACAAAATACAATTGAAAAAACCGGACGGTACAATCATCGCAGAACTGCCGATGTACCGTTCGCTTTATGAAGTGCCGCTAAACCGCTACATTGATTTTATCAAGGCGGAGGAGCCGCTTAGTAGGTATTCCGGGCTGGTAAGCAGGGAAGGGCAGTTGAACCGTTTTGTAGATTTTGTAAAGGACGCGATGTCTGACAACACTACACCCGAAGACCTGCAACGAATGTATGAATCTTTCTTAGAGACTGATATTCCGATAAGGGATAAAGAGGAAGATGAGTTAAAGGAAATAAACGTAGCGCGTGTAATGGCAAAGTGTGTCGGTGAATTTTTCGGCGTTCCGCTGAATAGCGTCTTAGATGCCCACTACGGAAACACGGACGACATTCCATCCGGCGGGCTGCAATCGCTCTACGTTTGGATAGCCAACTTGGTAGGCACATTTCAGGCCCGAATACGGACGCCACAGGATTGTTATTTCGATTACAAAGGGGAGCGGTACACTGTGCCGATTATAGGCGTTCAAACACTGTCAGCCCTGCCGTTGCTCCCGGCGATGGATACAGGGCAAATGATCGAAGCCTACGAGATCAGGCGCATAGCAAAGCGCATGGTTGAAACGACGCAAGACCCGGACGGATCAGGGTTGTACACGTACTACCTTAACCTGTTATCCGTGCTGGCATTGAAGGATGGCGAACGGTTGCCGTATGGTGAAAGCGACGTCGAAAACTTCATAAACCATCGCACCGAATACTTCGCCGATATTCACGGCGGGAACGGCGTTGACGCCGGCACCGCTTTGGACATAGATTTTTTTTTAGCAAGTTTGATGAGGCCTTGCGAGGTGACGGGCGCTGCCGTTGGTACTTTGAGCAACCACGCTTTAGACCTCGTTCAAAGGATAGCAAGGCGCGCCAAGCCGAACAAGAAGCGTTCAACGCGGCAATTGCCCACAGCGAACAAGTCTTTGAGCAAATCGGGCACCGGCAAATCTACCTCAAACTCCTTGAGAGGGGTTGGTATGTCGAAGCGGGTAAAAGTGCCGTCGAAAGCATGAAGCGTTCTAATTTTGTTGATGTTGTGCGGTTTATCAGCATGGAAAATGCAAATTTATGACAATCGAAATACTCAACTTCACCGATGCGCTACGCCTTACGGATACTGGAAAGCGGATAATTAAGGCAAAGCAGTACGAGAAAGTAATGATTCAAATTAAGGTAAACAATGAACGTCCTACTCACTGACATATACACAGCACTTCGTGATTCTGTCCGGTTCTACCCCCGGCAGGAATTGAAGTGCAACCAACTGCAAACGTGGCGGGTTCTGCAAAAGTCGATGGCGGTTGAAATTTCGACGCCTAACCTGGGCGCTACGATTTGCGACAAGGATAAACCGTTCTTTTGGTCGCGTCTTTGGCATGAAAAGGCGTACAACCCGAATAGCATTGTTTGGGAGTTCCCACTGTTATATGCTTTTGAGAACGAAAGCACAATGATCAACCCCATTGGCGGCAACGGCGTTATTATTTCAAGTGTGCAGATAGGCGTATTGGATGTTTGGGTAGATGACAAGGACGGCAGAAAGTGTGTAGGGTGTGGAGCAAGGACGGTGAACGAGATTTACTTTGATACCGAAACGATGCTGCTTTCAGCGCTTCGCTACCTGAATAATACACGCGGTTACCAGGTGGACGGCGGCGCGGCGGTGTGGGCAAATTCTGACTTTATTGCGCAGGGCATTGCCGCGCAAAGGTTCGACGCCGTTCCGGTTGCCCCGTCAATTTTGACCGCATCGCAAAAGCACAATGCCGAGGCGCCTACCTTCCGGGTAGAGCGAGCAGAAAACATATACGGCACGGCGGTTAATCTTCGCTTTGCCGTCAATGCTTGCCCTGAAACCGAATGGAATTTCACCGAAACCGACTTTGGCGTGTTGGCGCAGGAGGCGGGATGCAAAACGTGTTAAAATATGCCTAAAGGTTGTAATTATCCAATAAAACCCGTATATCGTTTTGAGATAGACGGGTCATTTTCAACAAAGTATGAATCAATAAAAGATGCTTCCAATAAAATCGGGGTATCGGAGGGGGTTATTTATAGCGCCATTAGCAGGGGTAGCATGTTGATGAGTCGTTTTTATTTGTCGCGTAAAATGGATTTCAAACTTCCGAAATATAAAAAATATAATAGAAATCCCATGCTAAGGCCGCACGACCGAAATAGGATAAAGCAAATAGATTAATGCCAACCGTTACCGACAAACTAACCACCGCCATACGTGCGGCAATGGCCGACCTGCAAAAGCGGCTAATTGCTGAATTACAGGCAGAGGGGCACCGGCTTACCGGGGCGCTGGAAAAGTCTATTCAGTATGAGGTTAAAGTTGAAGGCGATACGATCACGGCGGTAATGACGGCATTAGATTACGGTTTGGTAATGGAGTTCGGTGTACCGGCCAACCGGATACCATACGGCAAGGGCGGCGGCGGAACATCGAAATATATTCAGGGACTTGTCCGGTTTTTCACATTGCGAGGATTGGGTAGCCGTGAAGCGTTGAGCGCCGCATTTGCCACAGCAAAGAAACACAAACGGGAAGGGATGCCGTCGCGGGGTAGTTATGCGTTTTCCTCGAACGGACGCCGGACGGGGTTTGTTAAAAACACGCTGGAACAGTATTTGCCCCTGTTAACCGACTTAATCGGCACTGAATCGGGCCGGGTAGTTGATTTGATAATTGGCGACGATATTAGGTTGGAGCCTTACAAAATAGCAGCATAACCGGCTGGAGCAACCCGGTAAATGGCACAAAAGGTAATATTTGAATTGGTAGTGCAAGATGTGGGCCTAACCGCTCGCATCGAACAGACGCGGCAATCAATCCGTGATCTAAATAAAGAGATACGCCAAAATCCGGGGCCGGAACGGTTCGCGCAAATAGCGGCGGAACTGTCGAAAAACAGGCGCGAACTAACCGAACTGAACAAACAGCAAAAGGAACTGAACCGCGAAATGAACGCGCTAAAAGTTCCGAAAGACAGTTTGGCCGGGTTGCGCCTGGAATATTCTAAACTATCGCAGGCAGTTGCACAACTTTCGGCAGAGGAGCGAAAAAGCCAGTTTGGGCAAAGCCTCATCAAAAACGCCCGCAACGTTAAGTCCGAAATTGACGGCGTTGAACAGTCAATCGGTCGCTTTACCGGCAATGTAGGCAACTATCGCAGCGCATTAAACGGGATTGGGCAGGCGTTTGCCGCGTTGGGGATAGGGGCAAGCCTGGGGGAGATAATCGGCATTAATACACGTATTTCCGACAGCATAGCCGACGTTGCCAAAACAGCCGGTATAACGACGGCAGAGGCGCAAAAACTTGCCGATACCCTCGAATTTCGGGACACCCGGACAAGCCTTGTCGATCAATTACAGATAGCGCAAATCGGCGGGCAATTAGGCATTGCCAATAATCAACTCGAAACATTCACCGAATCGGTAGACGTTTTGAACGTCTCCCTGGGGGATCAATTCGGCGGGGTTGAAGAAATTACCCGCGTTATTGCCGGGCTTCGCAATGTGTTAACCGATTTCAGAACGGATGACGTTTCGGGTGATGTGTTGAAACTTGGTAATGCGCTCAACTTCTTGGAAGCGCAGGGAGCCGCAACCGCTCCGACCATTGCAGAGTTTGTTAACCGTATTTCAGGAACAGCCGTGCCGCTTGGAATTTCTACGGATAAGATATTCGGACTTTCAACGGCGCTTGCAGAACTGGCAATTAACCCGGAACGGGGAGCGACAGCAATAAGTAACCTACTTAGGCAAATAGCCGCATCGCCGGAGGTTTTTGCGAAAACATTGGATGTCCCTGTTGAGGAGTTTTCCGACCTTGTTAGAACCGATTTGGTCGGCGCTTTATCGTTGGTTGCCGTCAAAATAAAAGAAGGCGCTGCCGACAATATTGAGTTTTCCAGAACACTTGACGATCTTGGAATTGACAGGCAGGGCACTATTGAGGCGTTAGGTAAGTTAGGCGGTAATATCGGGCTACTTGACACCCGCATACGCGAAAGCGGCGAAGCCTTACAGGCAACGGATAGTGTGTACGCCGAATTTGACAAGAAAAACAACAACGCGGCGGCGGCGGTCGCCAAACTACAAAACTCGATTGTCAACCTTATTGCCAGCGAGGGAGCGCAGGATGCTATCGAGGGAGTGGCAAAGGCGGTAACCGGATTAGTTACGATATTGGGCGAAGGGCTGAAAATTATATCTGAAAACTCTACCGAATTTGCAGCACTTGGTATTGCGCTCGCATCGCTATCAGGGCCGGGGCAAAAGGTGGCAGCGGTTATCGGGCAATTGATACCCCTGCTTAATTCGTCTGCCGCCGCAAGTGCGACAGCAACGGTAGCAACAGAGGCGCAAACAGTGGCGACGGTTGAGGCGACGGCGGCAACAAGGTTTTGGGCAGCAGCGCAGGCTGCACTACCACTACTTTACCTTGTCGCTGGCATCTATGCTATCGTTAAGGCCATTGAAATATACAATACCAACCTTTCCGCCGCTGACAAGGCAACGCGGGCGGTAGCGGATGCACAGGAAGAAATAGCGCAATCGAGCGCGAAAGAAGTAACGGCGCTGAATAACTCAATCGAAATACTGAAAAGCGCCACAGCGAGCCAACGCGACCGCGAACTTGCAATAAAAACCCTGAATGAAAGATACCCGGAATACCTGAAAAATATTGAATTAGACGGGCTTGGTATCGAAGGGTTGACCAAAATACAAAGGGAGTTAACAAAGGAGATATTGAGTACCGCCGTTGCCAGGGCGAAAACAGTAGCACAGGATAAAGTAGCCGCTAAGATTGTCGAAAGTCAGTTAAAGGAGCAGCGTTTGTTTTTGGAAAAACAACAGGGCGGCGGCGGAATATTCAATGACTTGGACTTCAAAATATCTGTTGAGCAGAACAAGCAAAAAGAGTTTCAAAAGGAATTACAGGAAACCGGTGCAGCGTTCGACGGGCTAAAAGAACGCCTTGCCGGGGGGCCTGACTTGACGCAAAACCTTTTTGGCGTGTCGTTGACCGGGTTAGAGGATGCAAAGAAAGGGGCCGATGGGTTGGTAGACCTTGCCACACTCACCAAAGAACAACTTGAAAAATTAGGCACCGATGCGGCAAAGGCGGAAATAGCACGGCGCGACAAATCGAACAAAGACCTAACCGATAAAGAAAAAGCCGCCGCCGAAAAGCGGAAACGCGAAAAGGAAAAGGCGGCAGAAGATGAGGCAAAGGCAGTCGAAGCGCAGCAAAAGCGGATTAAAGAAATTAACAAGTCGATCCGCGATTTGCAACTTGGTGACGAAAACACGTTCGACGGCAAATTAGAAGCCCTCGAAAATCGGCGGGTTGATGCGCTACAAAAGAATGCCGACCGCCTGGAAGTGTTACGCGCTAAGGTAAGCCAACAAACAGGCAAGCCAGTGCTGGGGGAAACAGGGGCCGCATTGGTCGGGCAAATCCCGAACGCCTTACCGGCAGACATAACAGAGGCCCAATTGATTGACGTTGAGACGGCGGCAATCGGCGGGGCGTTCGACGATCAACGCAACGAACTATTCCGGCAACGTGAACGGACACAGAAAGAGCAGGAAGAGCAATTGCGCTCCATGATTGACGAGGTTAACCGCATCGCAGCGGATAACGAGGCCGCTATTGCCGAAAGTGTTGGCCGTGACATTGAGCAGTCTTTTACCGTTCGCCGTGATTCGATTGAAAGGGAATTTAAAGAGCGCAACGAATCGCTTTTGAAGTCGCTTTCCACCGGGGAAATAAGCCAACGCCAATTTGATGAGCAGGAAATAAGTAACAGCATTGAACAGAGCAACCGGATAATTGCCCTTGAGCAGGAACGCGCTACCAGGATAACGGAAGTTACGGAGCAAATCAAAGAGGTCAAAATAGCAGCCGCAAAGGCCGCACTTGACGCCGAATTAAACCAGATTGACCGGCAACGCGGTACGGATGTGCAACAGGTAGAACAGGATGCGACGCTTTCCACGTCGGACGCAGCCGCCCGCATATCAGCAATAAACGAAAAGGCATCTGAAGATGCGAAGGCCGCACAGATTGACTACGCCAACACGGTTAAAGATACGACGGCCGACGCCACAGCGGCACAATTGTCGGCGGTGGATGCGGTTGCAGCGGCGGAAAAAAGTGCAGATGATGCGAAACTGAAAAGGATAGCAGAGGAAGCGGCGGCCCGTGAACAGGTTAAGGCCGCCGCAATTGATACCGCCGGGCAAATAGCCGATGGCATCCTGCAAATTCAACAGAACCGGGCACAACAGGAAGCAGACGCAGAAATTGCCGCATTGGATGAACAGTACGCAAAGCGCATCGAAGCCGCACAGGGGAACGCCGTGTTACAGGCGAAACTTGAAAAGGAATTAGCCGAAAAGAAAGAGAAGGTACAAAAAGAGCAGGCCGAAAAAAGTAAAAAGTTCGCCATTGTTCAGGCGGTAATTGATACGGCGCTATCCGTTTTAAAGGCGCTCGGTTCCGCTCCCCCGCCGTTCAACTTCATACTTGCCGGACTTGCCGCCGCCGCCGGGGCTGTTCAAATTGCCGTGATTAAGTCGCAACAATTCGCGGCGGGCGGTTTCGCGGATGACGCCCAACAGCCGGGGCAATCTTCGCCGCGCCGCAAAGGCAAAACAGCCGTTTATCCAAAAGCCTTTTACGACCGACTACCGGACTTTTCAGGGATCGGCGGGTTCACGGGTGCTGGTGGACAGACAGACAGCACAGGTAGACCAGTTGCCGGGAAACTGTCGGGGTCGGGGGCTGTCGTACACGCGGGCGAATACGTTGCCCCTGCTTCACAGGTCGCGCAATTCCCAGCGCTATTTGAACACCTGGACGCCGAACGCACAAAAATTGCCCGGCCTTTTGCCGATGGTGGGTTTACCGGCACAAATTCAGTTAACTTTGTGCGTATCAAGCCCTTTGCCGGGGGCGGCTTTTCTGATCCGGTTATCGGGCTACCAAATGCCGCGCAACTACAATCGCAAAGTATATCGGTATCGGCGCAGGCGTCATTCACGAACGAGCAAGTGCAGCAAATTGGACAGATTATTGCAGCCGAAAACGCGAAAGTAACACGGCAGGCGCTCGCAGACGGGATAGGAGACGCAAACAGGCGCTTGGAGCGGGAACAATCATTGGAACAACAACGAACGGTATAAAATGGCAATTACACTCGCATCATCTCCGACCACATCGCAACCTATCCCGATTTCAGACTGCCTAAGATGGGTATTTGAGCCGGATAGCGCCGACGTGATAACAACGCCGGGCGTAATTGCCGAAATAGTGGTAACGTTCCCCGGTTCACCGACAGACCCCGGCGACGGTACGGAGTTCGTGATGTGGGGTTACACGTTCACAACGCAAAGTGGTTCGGATTTCACGGCAACGTCTTTCGATGTTGTGGTTGGCAATAAGTTGTCCACGATGAACAACTTTGCCGGGATGGTTGCCAGCAACTTCTTTTTTGCCCGCGCCGTTTCGGTTGTCGTTGGTGTAAGTACCGTGACATTGACATGGAATGAATGCGGAGAGCAGGAAAATTTTGGAGCAACGCAAATGTTTTTCGATGACATTGAAGGGAGCGCGATAACGTCGGCAGTGGCGACGAACGGCACTACCCCTGTATACGTGGACGGTTACCGCATCGCCTACCGTTTGCGCCGCACAGACGTAAACGACGAGGGAAACAGCGGGTACGTGACGAACTTTGAAGGGATGGAGCCAAATAAGGGATGCACAACGGTTGACGATACTGCGTTTGACGCCATGCCGACCGTTCGCCGGTTGCTGAAAACGCCTATCCCAGACCTTGACCTTACACACCCAGCGATAGCCTATGACGGCATTATCCAATATTTCAGCCTCATTTATGGATGGATTTACCGGGACGGGAACTGCCAAAGCCAAAGCGGCCTATTTGAGTTTACCGGGCGCTCATTCGTTTGGAATGCCTACTTTCAAGCCAAAGACGTTTACCGCACCCGCAAGTATTGGCCGGGGGCAACGGGCGGGCTACCGCCTGGGCAGTCATACGTGAAATTCCTGACCACTTCGCCCGACAAAATGCGGGTGTTTGTTGATTCAAAGTGTTGGCTTTGGTACATGGTTAACGGGGCAATACAATCGTGGACAAACTTACGCCTGAATATCGCCGCAACGAAACACGATGGTAGCGGCACACTGACAAGTGTGATTGTGTCGGATAGCGGGTACGGTATCAACGCCGTTAACGTCTCCCCGGATTACATTATCTCGCTTGGTATGTCCGGCGTGACGGCTGACACGTTGAGCCATTACACGGTTAAGATAATGACCCAAAACAGCGGCAGTGAGTTCGACGTGACGCAAATAACGGAGGATAAAACATTCTACGTGATGACCGCCTGCGATACGGACAAGTTCACCGACCTTTATTTCCTCACCCCCATCGGCGGAATTGGCACTATCCCTGTTCAAATAATCGAGAGCAACGTTAACCAGGCGGGTGACGAAATACTGTTGGATGTACCTTGCACGGCAAGCCGCGAAGATAAGGCCCGGTATGGGGGCCGGACGCTCTCGAATATTCGTTCTTACGAATCATTCACTTTCCGGTCAATTGATAACGGCAACGTGACAGATTTTTTCCGTGACCTGAAATTAAGCCCGCAACGTTGGGTTAAAATGGATGCGGAGGACGGGTCGGTAGTTGCCCGAAAATTGATTATTGAGCCGGGCGGGGTGAAAATATATGAAGACGGCCCGACCGTTACTGTAGAGGTAACGGGGTATTTAGGCGACATTATTATTCAATCTGGAACAGAACCGGAAATATGAAAAAGCACGACTTTTTGAAAGCACTACTGGCATCGCTCGCAGTTATTTGGGTACTTTTCGGCAA